CAAACACTCAGACTATATTGTTTAGCAATTTTATAGACTCTGGAAGTTCATCATTAGCTTTGAGAATACCTTTTAATACTTTAACTGAAACAAGCTCTAATCAATACTATAACCACATGGATTGTCCAAGAGACGGATCTATTAAAAGATTTAGATTTCAAAACACAAGCGGCTCTAACCACACTGGTTTTACAACAGAATTAATGATATTTAAAAACGGTAGTACAACTCCAACTGGATCAGGTGAGCTTTCTATACAAACAGACCAAAATGGTGGAAGCTATGTATCTTGGGATCCAAGTAACTACACTTTTGAAGAAGGTGATAAACTACAGTTTGCTTTTCAAAAAAGTTCTTCAACTAAAACATGGCAAGGTATAAGTGCATCAATAATAATAGAATTTGAACAAATGTAATGGCAAATATAAACGACAACATAAGAGGTAAGAAACTATTTAAACAAGGTAGTTCAAGACAAAAAGCCGTTAAAGGTAATGACGGTGAAATAACAGTAGCTAAAGAAATAACAGACGAGCTAGCATCTTTAACAGACATGAGCGCATTATTTAATGACGATGGGCTATATCAATATAATAAGTTTTTAATAAAACAAATCGAAGATCTTAGAGAGGATGTAGAAGAATTACATGCATTCATAAAAGATGCTTTTGGTAAAGACTCTTCATCTGCGGCGTCAAAAGGTAATAAAGGTGATACAGGTTCTCAAGGACCTAAAGGTGATACCGGTTCAACAGGACCACAAGGGCCGAAAGGTGATAAAGGTAATACTGGATCAGCTGGTTCAAACGGTACAAATGGTAGTGACGGTAGTAATGGAGCTAAAGGAGATAAGGGTGACACAGGACCCGCGGGTGCTGCTGGTGCCAAAGGTGATAAAGGCAATACTGGGTCGCAAGGACCTAAAGGCGACAAAGGAGATACTGGATCAGCGGGATCAAATGGTACGAATGGAAGTAATGGTTCTAAGGGTGACAAAGGAGATACTGGTAACACCGGACCACAAGGAGCAACAGGACCACAAGGATCAACAGGGCCACAGGGAGCAACAGGACCACAGGGAGCAACTGGTGCAGCTGGTGCTGATGGTAAAGATGGTAGCAACGCTTCGGTTAGTGGGTTCAGTGGATCAAAATCAGTTGGAAAAGAAACATGGACATTTTCAAATGGATTATTAAGTACTGTAAAGTAAAAAATGTGAAAATAGCGTGATAATATAACCATGCACGTATTAATTAATTAAATAAAATAAAATGAAAGACGTAAAAGTAGAGGACATCGCTAAAGATGTAAGTAAAATTGATGAACAAGAGTTGAAAGCTGTACAAGCTAAAATACAACAAATAAACCAAGCTCAGATGCAGGTTGGTGGATTAGAAGTTCAAAAAGATATGGCTTTAGAAGTTTTAAAAGCTGGTCAACAAGAACTGCAAGTATTACAGAAAACTTTAGAAGATAAGTATGGTAAAGTATCTATAAACCTCACAGACGGAACAATAAGAGATATAGAAGATGAAGCTGATAAGAAAGATTAGTATCGGTAAAGACTACAAGAATGAAGCGATGCATTACTCCGTGGGCCAAGAGGTTTACGGAGGTCATACGATCGACTGCATAATTGAAGATGATGATAAGTTTAGCATATTTATTAAAAAGGGAACTGATGTTTTACCTTGGAAAGATTTTAATAAAAACATGGCTATAGCTGTTGAATATAATCTAGAATATTAATGCAGGGTCTTTATTACTTTATAGTAAAACCAGTAAAATCAAGATACAACAACACTAAGAAAGTAGGCGATAAAAGCCTTATTACTAATACTGAGAACTTTACGCATCAAAACGTCAATAGAAACGCTATAGTAATATCTGTTCCCAAAGGAGTAGATACTAACATAAAGCAAGGTGATGAAGTTATAGTCCATCAAAATGTATTTAGAAGATGGAAAGATATAAGAGGCGTAGAGCAAAATAGTAAAAGTTATTTTGAAGAAGATAAATACTTTGTTCAATTAGATCAAATGTATCTTTACAAACAAGATAACATATGGAAGTCTATAGAGGATTATTGTTTTATTAAACCTATACATGATACGGATAGTTTCAGTATAGAAAAAGAAAAGCCTTTAGTTGGTGTTTTAAAATACACTAATAATAGTAATGAATTAAAAGAGTTAAGTGTAGGTGATTTAGTTGGTTTTGTACCTAGAAGCGAATACGAGTTTATTATAAACAACGAGCGTTTATATAGAGTATTAACAAGAGCAATTACAATTAAATATGAATATAAAGGAGACGAAAAAGAATATAATCCAAGCTGGACATAAAGCTGTTGAAGAGCTTATTAAAGTTGCTAAAGAAGCTATTGTAGACAGCGACGATGATATTAGTGCAGATAGATTAAAAAACGCAGCTGCAACTAAAAAGCTAGCTATATTCGATGCTTTTGAGATATTGAATAGAATACAGGACGAAGAAGATATACTTAACAATAAACCTAAAGAAGAAAAGAAACAAGATTCTTTTAAAGGTTTTGCAGAAAGAAGATCTAAATAATGTATCAGCAAAATTTATATACAATAGTTGAGCCTATTAAAGCAAACACTATTAAGCGTTTAAATAAGAAAAAGGCTTGGAAATACGGTTACAACAAAGAACATGATGTTGTAGTTATAAGTAAGACAGGGCAGATTGGTGAAGTGTATAGCATACAAAACTTAAATATAGCTTTACCAAAAGTTCCTAAAAACGTTGTTAAGCTTGAAGGTAATAAATGGACAAGACAAGAATATCCTAAAGTATTATCTAAAATAAAAACAGTTTTTGATTGGAAAGAATATCCAGAAGACTTTAAAGAAAAATGGTATGATTACATTGATAAAGAGTTTACCCGTAGGGAGCAAGGTTTTTGGTTTTACAATAAAGACGTTGCTACTTATATTAGTGGTACTCACTACATGTACTTGCAGTGGTCTAAGATTGACGTCGGGGCACCAGACTTTCGCGAAGCAAATAGATTATTCTTCATTTTCTGGGAAGCTTGTAAGGCTGACGTACGATCCTATGGAATGTGTTACCTTAAGAACAGGCGTTCTGGGTTTTCATTCATGGCATCGGGAGAGGTGGTTAACCTGGCAACTATATCCAGCGACTCACGATATGGCATTTTATCAAAGTCTGGGCCTGATGCCAAGAAGATGTTTACCGATAAGGTGGTACCCATATCAGTTAACTATCCCTTCTTTTTCAAGCCCATCCAGGACGGAATGGACCGTCCAAAGACCGAGCTTGCCTTCAGAGTCCCAGCCAGTAAGCTTACCAGAAGAAAACTTACCAGTAACGAAACCGTACAGGAGCTCGAGGGCTTGGACACCACGATCGACTGGAAGAACACGGGGGACAACTCCTACGATGGAGAGAAACTCAAACTACTTGTACATGACGAATCCGGCAAGTGGGAGAGGCCGAACAACATCCTCAACAACTGGCGCGTTACGAAAACAACCCTTAGATTAGGTAGTAGAGTAATTGGTAAGTGTATGATGGGATCAACATCAAACGCTTTAGATAAAGGTGGTGATAACTTTAAAAAACTATATGAAAACTCAGATGTTACCAAAAGAAACCGCAACGGACAGACTAGTTCGGGACTATATAGTTTGTTCATACCTATGGAATGGAACTACGAGGGATTCATTGATTCTTATGGAATACCTGTATTCAAAACACCAGAGCAAGAGGTTAAAGGCCCGTATGGGGATTACATAGACACAGGTGTTATTGATCACTGGCAAAACGAAGCAGATGGTTTACGTAATGATCAAGATGCTTTAAACGAATTTTATAGACAGTTTCCACGTACTGAAGAACATGCTTTCAGAGATGAAACTAAAAATAGTATATTTAATTTAGTTAAAATATACGAACAAATAGATGTAAATGAAGAGTCTAGTGGTTATACTACTGGAAATTTTCAATGGGCTGGAGGTATAAAAGATACCAGTGTTAGGTTTTTACCAAATCAACAAGGTAGATTTAACATATCATGGGTACCACCTGTTCATTTACAAAATAAACAAATAGTAAAAAATGGAGCTAAACATCCAGGTAATGAGCATATGGGTGCTTTTGGTTGTGACAGTTACGATATATCAGGTACAGTTGATGGTAAAGGATCTAAAGGTGCTTTACACGGTTTAACTAAGTTTAGCATGGAGGATGCGCCTGCTAGTAGTTTCTTTTTAGAATATATAGCTAGACCTCAAACAGCTGAAATATTTTTTGAAGATGTTTTAATGGCATTAGTTTTTTACGGTATGCCAATACTTGCTGAAAACAATAAACCTAGATTATTATACTATTTAAAACGTAGAGGATATAGAAAATACTCTATGAACAGACCTGATAAAGTTTGGAACAAACTGTCAGTTGCTGAAAGAGAAGTAGGTGGCATGCCTAACTCAAGTGAAGATATTAAGCAAGCACACGCCGCAGCTATTGAAATGTATATACAAGACTACGTAGGATTGAAGCAAGATGGTAGTTATGGTGATATGGCTTTTAATCAAACACTAAATGATTGGGCTGGTTTTGATATAACAAGAAGAACTAAGTTCGACGCGAGTATTAGTAGCGGATTAGCAATAATGGCTTGCAATAGACATTTATACTCACCAAGAGAAAATGTTGAAAAAGAAAAAATAAATTTAAAAATAGCTAGATACAAAAATAGAGGGTATCATTCAAAATTAATAAAACAATAATATGGCTGAGTCTTACATGAGCAATTATTTTCCTAGTCAAGTAGTATCTGACAAAGAGAAGTTATCCTTAGATTACGGTTTAAAAATAGGTAAAGCTATAGAGAGCGAGTGGTTTAAAAGAGACTCTGGCACTAATAGATTTGCAAGTAACCAAAATAACTTCCATAAACTTAGATTGTACGCGAGAGGAGAACAAGCTATTCAAAAATATAAAGATGAGTTGTCTATAAATGGTGATTTATCATATCTTAATTTAGACTGGAAGCCAGTACCTATTATACCTAAATTTGTAGATATAGTAGTAAATGGTATATCAGAAAGATCATACGATATAAAAGCTTATACACAAGATCCTTTTGGAGTAGATAAGAGAACTAAGTATATGGAAAACATATTAGCTGATATGAAGTCTAAAGAACTTACTGATTACGCAGCTGAAGCTTTTGGAGTAAATTTAATGTCTAGTCAACTAGAAGTATTACCTCAAAACCAAGATGAATTACAACTTCATATGCAGTTAAACTACAAGCAAGCTGTAGAAATAGCTGAAGAACAAGCTATAAATGTTTTATTAGATGGTAATAGATATGAGTTAACTCGTAAAAAATTAAATTACGACTTAACTGTTTTAGGTATAGCTTGTGTTAAAAATAGCTTTAATACATCTCAAGGAGTAAAAGTAGAGTATGTTGATCCAGCAAATATAGTTTATTCATATACTGAGGATCCATATTTCGAAGATGTATATTATTTTGGTGAAATAAAAACTCTACCTATAAACGAAATAGTAAAAGAGTTTCCAGAATTAACTGAAGCTGACTTAAAAGAGTTAAGCAATCAAAGTCATCAAACTACTGGTTTTTATAATAGATCTTTATCTGAGTCAACAAATTTAGATAAAAATCAAGTTCAAATCTTATATTTTAATTATAAGACATACATGACTCAAGTTTATAAGACAAAAACAACATCAACAGGTGCTAGTAAAGTTATAGTTAAAGATGATCAATTTAATCCTCCTACAGAGTTGTTAGAAGCTAATTTTGGTAAATTATCTAAACAAATTGAGGTTTTATTTGAAGGGGCTATGGTTTTAGGATCTAAAAAAATGTTAAAGTGGAAACTAGCATCCAACATGATGAGACCTAAGAGTGATTACACTAAGGTCAAAATGAACTATAATATAGTTGCGCCTAGAATGTATAAGGGTAAAATAGAGTCATTAGTTAGTAGAATTACTACTTTCGCTGATATGATTCAACTAACACACCTTAAAATTCAACAGGTGATGTCTAGAATGGTTCCAGATGGTATATATTTAGATGCTGATGGTTTAGCTGAAATAGATTTAGGTAATGGAACAAACTATAATCCACAAGAGGCATTAAACATGTTTTTCCAAACTGGTAGTATAATTGGTAGATCGTTTACGTCTGATGGTGATATGAATCCAGGTAAAGTACCTATTCAAGAAATACAAAGTGGGTCTGGGGGACAAAAACTAGCTTCACTTATACAAACATATAACTACTACCTACAAATGATCAGAGATGTCACGGGATTAAACGAGGCACGTGATGGTAGTATGCCAGATGCTAAGACATTAGTAGGTGTTCAAAAGTTAGCAGCCGCTAATAGTAACACAGCTACAAGACATATATTACAAGCTGGTTTATTCTTAACAACAGAATTAGCAGAGTGTTTATCACTTAGAATATCTGATATAATAGAATATTCACCAACTAGAGAAGCTTTTGTTCAAAAATTAGGTAGACATAATGTCGCTACGTTAACTGAAATGTCCAACTTGCATTTATATGATTTTGGTATATTTATTGAGTTAACACCTGATGAAGAAGAAAAAGCTATGTTAGAAAATAACATACAGCAAGCATTACAACAACAAGGTATAAATCTTGAAGATGCTATAGATATTAGAGAGATTAAAAATATAAAGCTTGCTAATCAGTTGTTAAAACTAAAACGTAAAAGAAAGGCTGAAGAAGATCAAATGATCCAACAGCAAAACATACAAGCACAAGCACAAGCAAACGCTCAAGCTCAACAAGTTGCTGCTCAAGCTGAAGTTCAAAAAAATCAAGCTTTAACTCAAAGCCAGATGCAATTAGAACAAGGTAAGAGCCAATTAGAGTTACAGAAAATGCAACAAGAAGCTATGCTTAAGAAAGAGCTTATGAATTTTGAGTTTGAATTAAACTTAAAGTTAAAGCAAATGGAGACTGAGATACTTAAAACTAAAGAAAAAGTAAAAGAAGATCGCAAGGACGAAAGAACAAAAATCCAAGCGTCACAACAATCTGAATTAATAGATCAAAGAAATAATAAAAAACCACCTAAAAACTTTGAATCTTCAGGTAATGATATAATGGGTGGCGGTTTTGGCATGAATGCCTTTGAACCGAGATAATTTGTTTAATTTTATAATATTATATTATGGCTAAAAAAAAGAAAGCTGAGGCGGTTGAAGAAATCGTTGAACAAGTACAAGAACAGCCTATTGTTGAAGAACAAAAGGTTGAAGAACCCTCAAATCCAAATGAGGTTAAAGATGATGGAACTATTAAAGTAGATTTAGATAAATGGGCTAAAGTTGATAAAAAACAAGATACTGATGTAGCTAAAGTAGATTTATCTAATAAAGAAGAAGAACCAAAAGAAGAACCTGTACAAGAGGTTAAAGAAGAGGTTACTCCTGAAACAGAAACAGAGGTAGAAGATACACCTGTTGTTGAAGAGATTACTGAAATAGAAATAGAAGAAAAAACTGAAGAGCTTCAAGAAGAAGTTGAAGAAGCTGTAACTGAAGCTCAAGATACTGGTGAACCACTACCTGAAAACATACAAAAGGTAGTTGAGTTTATGAACGAAACCGGTGGTAGTTTAAATGATTACGTTAGATTAAATCAAGATTATTCAGATATGGGTGATAATGATTTACTTAACGAGTACTTTAAACAAACAAAACCTCACTTAACAGATGAAGAAAGATTATTCGTTATGGAAGATCTTTATTCTTATGATGAAGAGGTTGACGACCCAAAAGATATTAAAAGAAAAAAATTGGCATTAAAAGAGCAAGTTGCGAATGCCAAAAGCCACTTGGACGGGCAAAAGTCCAAATATTATGCTGAAGTCAAGGCTGGAAACAGGTTAGCGCCTGAACAACAAAAAGCTATTGACTTCTTTAATCGATACAATGAGGACGCTAAAACTATTGAAAAGAATAAATCTGTTTTTCAAAAGAAAACAAATGATGTTTTTAACGACGAATTCAAAGGTTTTGAATATAGAGTTGGAGAAAAAAGATTTAGACTTAACATTAAAGAAGCTGATAAGGTTAAAAATAACCAAATGGATCTAACAAATTTTGTTAATAAATTTACTGATAGTAAAACACAACAAGTTGGGGATGCTAAAGGTTATCATAAATCTTTATTCACAGCTATGAATCCTGATTTAGTTGCTAATCATTTCTATCAACAAGGTAAAGCAGATGCTATCAAGGATAGTATGGCTAAAGCTAAAAATGTTGATATGTCACCTAACCAAACACATGGAAATGTTATACAGTCTGGTGGTATGAAAGTTAGAGCTATGTCTGGTAATTCATCTAACGACTTCAAAGTTCGGTTTAACAGAAACACAAATAAAATAAGTTAAACATTAAAAATTAAAAATTATGCCTTTTATTAATCCCGCTCAAGGTGCTGAATTACAGCACTTGACACCTCGCCCAACTCAATCGTTGTGGGGAGACAATTATTTGAGCTTCGATTCTGCATCTGGCGGTGGAACATTCGCACAACAATTTTTACCAGAAATTTATGAAAAGGAAGTAGAAAGATACGGAAAAAGAACTGTATCTGGTTTCCTTAAAATGGTAGGAGCTGAAATGCCTCTTGCTTCTGATCAAGTTATTTGGTCTGAACAAGGAAGATTACACGTCGCTTATGATTCGTTAGAATCTGGAGCTAACTCTGTACAAGTTGCAGTAGCTGCTGATAATACAATTACATTACCTGCTGGCCACTTAGTACAACAATTTGATACAGTTATCATTGTAAACAATGAATCAGCTAGATTAGGTAATACAATAAAATGTAGAGTATCTGCTATTACAAATACAGGAGCTACAGTTTTACCTTATTCAACTAATGATTTAGCTGATGGCGCTTTGTTTGCTAATCTTGATGACATCAAAGTATTCGTTTATGGTAATGAATATCCAAAAGGTTCTTCAGGAATCGTTGGTAGCATCGACGCTGGGTTTACTCAGTTTAGCAACAGACCAATCATCTTAAGAGACAGATACCAAGTTAATGGTTCTGACACTGCACAGATCGGTTGGGTTGAAGTTACAACTGAAAACGGAGCTTCTGGTTACTTATGGTACATGAAGTCTGAACACGAAGCTAGATTAAGATTTGAAGACTACCTAGAAATGTCTATGTTAGAAGCTGAGCAGGTAGCTGCTGGTTCTGCAATTACTGGTGTTCAAGGTACTGAAGGTCTTTTTGCGGCTGTTGAATCAAGAGGTTTAGTATTTACTGGAACTGATTTTGACGTACAACTTAACTATGCTGCTGCTGATGGTGGTGCTGGTTCTGCTGGTTCATACGTTGCAAACTCTGGTCTTTCAGAATTTGATACTATTCTTCAAGAATTAGACAAGCAAGGTGCTATTGAAGAGAACATGATGTTCTTAGATAGAAACACTGCTCTAGAAATTGATAACATGTTAGCGTCTGTAAATTCACACGTTGCTGGTGGTGCTTCTTATGGAGTATTCAACAACGCAGAAGATATGGCGTTAAATTTAGGTTTCTCTGGTTTCAGAAGAGGTTCTTATGACTTCTACAAGTCTGACTGGAAATACTTAAATGACTCAACTACTAGAGGAAACTTGACTGATATTCAAGGTCTTTTAGTACCAGCTGGTACATCTACTGTGTATGATCAATCTATGGGTAAAAATATCTCTAGACCATTCTTACATGTTAGATATAGAGCTTCTGAAGCTGATGATAGAAAAATGAAATCATGGATCACTGGATCTGTTGGTGGAAACTACACTTCTGATGCTGATGAGATGGTAGTTAACTTCTTATCTGAAAGATGTTTATGCGTTCAAGCAGCAAACAACTTCGTATTATTTAAGAGCTAATTGCTAATAACTATTAAGGTAAGGGCGCTTCGGCGCCCAATACCTTATTTTTTTAAACTTTTTAATTATATTATATTATGGAATACAAAGATAAATTGTATGAGTTAATTGGTAGGTATCAACCAATATTAAATAAAATACCATCAAGACATACTAGAAAAAACCCTTTAATGTGGTTTGACCCTGAAAAAGGTTACAATAGAGAATTAAGATATGCTACAAACCAAAAGTCACCATTTGTTGATGAACAAGTTGGTCCTGCAACTTTAGGACATATTGCTTTTAGAAACGGTAAAATGCACGTAGAAGGTAGACAACAAAACTTAATAAAGTTTTTAGAAAAACACCCATTAAACGGTAAGTTATTCAAAGAACACGATAAAGTTGAAATAGCTGAAGATCAGTTAGATTTCTTAGAGTTTCAAGTAGAATCTATGAAATATGCTAAAGATATGGAAATAGAGCAAGCTGAAGCTATATTAAGAGTTGAAATTGGTAGTG